CCGACGCTAAGCTCTCTAATACTTCTGATTTCTCTCATTTGCAATTCGCACAGCTTTACCATAAGTTTAATAAGGATAAATATATTTATTCCGTTAGAACTGGATGGTACTCATATAACGAATTCAACATCTTAGAGAACCACAAAGGCGAACCAGTAAGTTTATTAAATGATGTTATTGTTTTTTCATCTAATTACATCAAAGACGAGATGATGAACTTAAACCCTACTATTGAAGACTACAAGAAAATACATAATGACCTTTTCAAGGCTTTTTCCCGTGTATCTACCAGTACTTTTAGTAAAGGCATCATAACTTTATTACCTATGTTATATCTTGACAAAGATATTGATGATAAGATTGATGCAAAAAAAGAGTTGTTTGCATTCAAAAATAAGCTTTATAATATTATGGAGGGAGAGTTTAGAGATATTGAAAAGAAAGATTATATACTACGAAATACTGGATACGATGCACCAGACCTAATCGATGATTTTACTCTTATTGATGATTTACTTTTTTCTATATTTGAAGATAAAGAAATATGCACTTACTTCCTAATGACAACGGCAATGAGTTTATTTACTAATAGATTTGAGAAACTTTACATCTTAACGGGCAACGGAAGAAACGGTAAAGGTGTTTTATCAACTATTATATCAAAAGCCTTAGGTAATTATTATTTGACTGGTTCTAATGATTTATTAACTATTAAGGATGAATTGAAAAATGAAACACTCGCCAAAGCCAAGGGTATAAGATACCTTGCAATCTCTGAACCTGCAGAAGATAACGACAAAGAAACCAAGTTTAATATATCAATGGTTAAAAAACTTACAGGTCGGGATGTAATCTCAACGAGAGGGCTATATCAATCATCATTTGAATACATCCCTCAATTCACTATGTTTATCTCTTGTAATAAACAGCCCAGAGTCGACGAAACTAATGAGGCCATCAGAAACCGTTTTAGGTTTATTCATTTCCCTTTTACTTTCGTTGATAATCCAAAGAAATCTTTTGAACGTAAGCTAAACGTAGAATTGAAAGATGATATTGACAAGGGCACAGACTATAGAGATACATTGATTAGCTACCTTCTTCATTTAGTTTCTCAAGACTATGATACTAGTAAAATTCAAGAGCCCATCAAATGCAAGGAATTCACCAACTTATATTTTGAGGACAATAATGATGTTGGAAACTACTTGCAAAAATATTTCATTATTACAGATGAAGGCACAGACAAGCATAGACCCACAACACTATACGACTTATATAAACAAGATGGAGACTTTGCCTATATGTCCCACGTCAAGTTTGCCGAGGCATTGAAAACTAATAATATCAGGAAAACAAAGATTAACGGCTCAACCTATTATACAGGATTGAAGAAGAAGGTTATAGTTAATGAGGAGGAAAATAATGAAGAAGATGACAAAGAGCCCGCGAAAAATCCCTTAGACCTCTAGGGGGTGGGGCCGTGGTGGTGTGATATCAGTTTTATAAAATATTTTTTATTATATAAAACGGCCTGCTACATAAAACTTTTTTTAAACCCCACCCCACCCCACACCACCCTACCCTTATTCATTTTATACCTATATATTACATTTAAACCCTATACTTTTAATATATATACCCACACCCTTTAGATAATCATTAGAATATTCTTTTAAAAATACTTTTAAAAACCCGCCTATACTTTATAGATTCTGGGAGGGTGCGGGAGGGAATAAAAAATAAAAAATAATATCTAAATCATATATATACTATGGAAAAAGAACAGTTAGAAGAGCTTGAGGAAACGTCAATGGGAGATGATGATATCAGAACACACTTTCCTGACGCCAATATAATAGTTTATAATAAACTCAATGATATAAATGATATTAGTGAGCTATTACCAAACAATAAGTCATATTTCTTTCTATTGATTGAGGACAGTCCTAATAAAGGTCATTGGGTTTGTGTTAATAAACTAAACGACATCATAGAGTTTTTTGACTCATATGGAGGAGCACCAGATTCACAACTAAAATGGATGGACCCAGAAGATAATAGAATGTTAGGCCAAGGGAAGAAACGTTTAACCCAACTTATGGGTAAGTCAGGGTTAAAAGTTAAATATAATCCAATTCACTACCAACAAGAGAATCCAGATATTAAGACTTGTGGAAGACACTGTTGTCTTCGCATCAAGATGATGTTAAAGGGTAAAGATTTAGATGATTATAATAAGTTTATGGAAAAACAAAAGAATAGTTCTGATATGACATACGATGAGATAGTTTCATTCTTTATCCATTAACTTATTCTTCCCGCCTGAAACCTCTTTATGTGTATCTTCTTTAAGTGCCATTTCAGGTTTTTTACCCCTTAAAGAACTTAAGTGTTCTGTTACTTCCTCATCAGTCCAACCTATCCACTCTCCTTTCTCATTGATTGGGTTCCGCATACGCACACCAAAACTAGTAACCAGGTGGGTATTAGATACATCAGGAATAATGATTTTAACACATCTCCTAAAAACATTCTGCATATAATAAAGTGTATAAAATATTTTATAGCCTTTTATATATGGACAAAGAACAGTTCGCGTTTACCTTTGATGAATTATCGAAGAGACAACTACTAAAACTCGCATCAGCCTACACAATAAAACATCAGGGTGCTATGCCTAATGATAAGATGGATATAGAAGAACTAAGAGAACTTATAAAAAAAAACCTTAAGATAGAAGAGGATGGTACTATCATAAAAACATCTGAAAAGAATGAGAACGATAAAGAAGTTAAGTTATCTGGTGGTGCACGTGTCAGAATGATTATTATCTAGGATATTAATATGACAAGAATATATTTAGAAGCTAAAAATGGAGCTCATATAGAACTTGATTTAACAAACTTTCTAAAGAAGAATACAACATTTGCTTATGGTAAAGCATCAAAAGAAGAGGCTAGAATAACGTTGGAAAAAGCTTTTCGAGATATATACAGTAATATTTCAGGTGGTGTAGGAACTTTACATATGGTAATCCTTGAAACAAAACCTCCAGAAGTAAAAGACTTTGACTACAAAAGAGACTATATGGGTATCGATTTATTACAACAGTTTTTCTTATTTTATGTAGTTGAACTAGGTGAAGTTCTATGTCGCAGCTTATTGAATACATCCTATATTATGCAGAGTGGAAACACTGGTTATTTAGACATAGCTTACTACGGTGTGTTAAAAGGTAATAACAGCATAGTAATAAAATCCTTCATATACATAGCTTGTCCTCATCCTGAAACCTTCTATGTTAATGTAACTTGTGGAAGCGGTGGAACATCACTGTTATTTGAAAGACTAAAAAAGATGGTAAAAGACAGAAGTTTCAAAGAAGAATCAAACAATAAAGTAAAATATGTTATCCTTGATAGTATAGAAAATGAATCAACTATTAACTTCTATTCTAAGATAGGATTTTATAAAAACAATAAAGATACTAATAGAATTGTTAAAGATATGATTGAAACTATTTACAAAGGTTCAATAGATTCATTTGAGGATTATGTAAAGAAAACTAAAAAAGTTATTGGTGGTGAATTGTTATGGTCTCCATATTCTAAAGTATTAGCAAAAGAAAAATGCTCTTATGTGTATGAACCAAACTTGTGGTTTAAAAAGATATTGGAAGCTAAAGAACAAGGAATACCTAAAAAAGACGCATTAAATAAGTTCTATTTATTACACCAAGAATTAAAGGGTGCAGGATTCTTTGAGCGTCCAACGTAATAAATCTGTATATTTTTTACCGAAAAAAATATCTAGTTATTATTATATGTCCGCAGATTGTTGTTTTACTGATGACCCTCAATATGTTCTTAAAAGAGAATACGATGGTAAACCTGATGTTGATTCACTCCACGAAATATTTGTTATTGTCTATAAAGTTGATACTCCTACCAAAGATTTAAAAGACTCAGCTCGTTATGTATTTATTAAGAGTCTTGATAGAGCAATTAAACAATGGAAACTATTTGGTCCTAAAGGTGCGTTACTTCATAGAATATTTACAGATGATGATGATATTAATCAACTTGCATTACATAATGAGATTGAAACAACTGAACACGTATTAGAAACTGAAACTTTAGAACCTATTAAAATAACTGAGGTAGAAATAAAACCTGGTGATGGTGATGTGTTAAATCGTATAACTTACGATGCTTAATATATAATAATATCTAAATAATATTATATATGCCTTATATTCTTCGTAAAATAAAAAATGGTTATAAAGTTTGTAAAAAGGATGAGACGAAGAAGTGTTTCAGTAAGAAACCATTAACGAAAGAGACAGCAATGAAACAGATGTACGCAATCCAAGCCAATGAAAATATGGAAGGTAGTGGAACACATAAAACAAACATACTCAAAAAATACGACCTAGAAGACAAAGGATACTCATTAGAAGAGTTATCAAAAATAACAGGAGAACCAATAAGTACTTTACAAGAAGTTTACAACCGTGGTATCGGTGCATACAAAACTAATCCAACATCAGTTAGGATGAAAGGTTCTTATAAAAAGAATGTAAAAGCTCCTATGTCTAAAAAGCTATCAAAAGAACAGTGGGCAATGGCTCGTGTATATTCATTCTTAGATGGTAATCCTAAACACGATAATGATTTACGAGAAGATAGTGATGATTTAGAAGGTGGTCTAAAACCACTAACTGCACGTGTAGGTGGAAAGGTATTGTTAAAGAAACAATTGATAAATAACTATTTTCCAGAGGTATCATCATATAAAACTTATGTAGAACCATTTGTAGGAGCTGGTGCTGTTTATTTCTACAAGAATAAAGACAACAAAAAAGAAGTCATTAATGATATTGACCCTAAGATTTACCAGATATTAAAAGGCTTCCAAAAGTATGATGCAAGACATCTAAGAGAAGATTTAAATGGTGATTATACACAAGATGACTTTAATAAAATCAAAGAATCAAAACCAACAACAGAGTATAAGAAGTTCTTAAAAACATATCTATTGTATAGATTATCCTACTTTGGTCTAGGTGAGACATATGGTAAACCAAGAATCAATTCTAAGTTTGAAGGCTACACTGACCGCTTAAATGATACAACTATTCTTAATGTTGATTTTAGGAAAGTAATAGAAAAGTATAACAACAAAGATACCTTCTTCTATTTAGACCCTCCTGTAGCTAACTCCAACTTTGAGTATAAATACGATGCCATTGATGTTTATGATATTATACCTATTTTAAAAAGTATCAAAGGCTTATTCTGTTTGACATATGCTAATACATCTATCAAGAAAGAACTATTCAAAGGATTCAAAGTATTCACAGTTAATACTAAATATGTAGGTGAAAAGTCAAAGGGAGGACAATCTAAAAAAGTAAAAGAATATATTATTACAAACTATGACCCTATTAAAAAGACTATGACTGGTGGATGTGCTACTTGTGGAATGGGTGGTGCAAAACCTGCAAATCACTGTTCTGGTTGTATGGGTAAATGCGGTAAAGGTATGGTTAAGTTTCATAAGCAATTAGAAAAGGTAGGATTAACTCACGATAAATATATGAAGCAAGTTAAAATACTAGCTAAAGACACAGGATACGACCCATCTAAAGTCCATATGTCAGAAGATGAAGACCATAAATGTGTATATCACTCTCCTGATGGTGATGTCTATTTTGGAAAAGTAGGATACGGAGATTTTATTATTTACAGTTGGTTAGAACAACAAGGTGAAGAAGAGGAAGGCTTTGCAGAAATGAAAAGGAATGCTTATGTATCAAGAGCATCAAACATAAAAGGTGATTGGAAAGATAATAAGTATAGTCCTAATAATCTTGCAATTAATCTCTTATGGGCTGGAAATATCTAGGATAATATATACAATGTTTCTTTGTTCTATTGACGGCAAGATATATTCAGACGATGCTGTCAGTCATTCTATTATTTTAAAATATGATATTATTGCTGATAAGCCTAAAGAATTAGATTTAAAAATGTGTTCATTATGTTATGGATTAACTAATTATAAATACAAACTCGATAATGATGGAAAATACATTATTCCTATAACTGAAAAAATAAAAATATATAAAATCTCATCAACAACATTTAACTACAAGTCTAAAGAACTTGAAAAGGATGACAACAAGTGTATGATTGATGTGATTATTAAAACCCTTAAACAATCAAATAAGAAATCAAAAAAATAAAAATATAACTAGATTTTTTACAAGGAAAAATATCTAGTTTATATATATATGGATTTGGTAAAGATGAACTTTATTAATGACCTCACAACCCAGCTCAAGGAAAAGAAAAACTTGTCCGAAAGCTCTATAAAAACCTATATCAGGAACTTACTCAAGTTGAACTTGGATGAACCATTCAAGAACTTCAACTTTCTAAAAGACATCAAAGTGATTCAGCACAGATTAGAATCTTATAAAGAGAATACTAAACGCAACTATTTAATCAGTATTGTTTCAGTTCTTTCAATCTATGATAAACCTGTTATTAAGAAACTCCACGATAAATACTATGACCTAATGATGGCCAAGAGCGACCAAATAAAGAAGGATGTAAAACCAAATGAGATGACTGAAACCCAAGAAAAGAACTGGATGTCCTGGGAAGATGTACTTAAGAAGTATAAAGACTTAGGTGAAATAGTCAATGGCTTTGTAGATAAGAAAGGTATATCTGATGAACAATATAACGTATTATTAAGTTATGTTATTCTCAGCTTATATATTCTTCAAAGTCCTAGAAGAAACAAAGACTACCAAATAATGCATATCACTAATGACTACAGTGAATTGACTAAAGAATATACCAAAGAACGTAACTATCTTGACTTATCTAAAAAAGACTTTGTATTCAACTCTTATAAAACTAGTTCTAAATATGGTACTCAAAGGATAGGTATCAATGATGATTTATGGAATGTATTATTAAAATACTTTAGACACCATAAACTCATAAGTTTCAAAAAAGGTAGTAAAAACCCTGTCCTAAATGAAGATGAAAAGGGTGATTGGTTCTTAATGCATAGAGATGGTTCTCCTCTTGATAAAGTAAATAGCATCACGAGAATCCTTAATAAGGTATTTGATAAAGCTATTGGTTCTTCTATGTTACGTCATATTTATCTAACTGGTAAATATGGCGAAGTGCTTGAAAACCAAACTAAAGATGCTTCTGATATGGCTCATAGTGAAGCTATGCAAAAGGACTATATTAAGAAACCTAAAAAGATTGTTGTGGATTTCTAATCAATAAAGTTAAAATAATCTACTTGTCTCTTGTAAGGAGTTTTTGTTAGTTTAATAGGATTTTTAAATGTAACAGTCATTTGATTATTACCTGCAACTGGACTCATTTTAAAAATATATGGTTTTGTTTTATCTGGTCTATAATTATTATCTTTTATATATTTGACCACATCTTTTTTTAGTTCTTTATCATTTAAATCAACATAGCTTACTTTATTTCTATAATCATTTTTAGCTTTAATAGGTTTACCTGATATCTTTGCTGGAAATACTAAGTCTTCCATATTTTCTTTTTCATCTCTATTCAACACAGTCCAATACAGTTTTCTTTCTAGTTTGCTAGGAGCATTTTTGAAAGATTTAACTTCTTTTATTCTATCATAATTATCAGGAGTATTATTAATACCTTCTGGATAACCGTAAAGATTAGCTATTTTATTCAAAGGACATAAAAATATTGGTTTTGAATGACCTTTTGATACTGGATTATAATCTACTGTTTTTAATTCAAATAGTCTTTTAACGTTACCACCTCTTGTTTCTACTGTAATATCAGCAGGTGCAAACTGATTATTTTTACTTAATAAAGAATCAATAGGAATCTTATTAATATTTTGACCTAATATATATTTTTGAAAAGCAGTCTCATTTAATAATGCTTCTTCGTCAGCTTCATCAGTTCCTAACATACCTCTAGTATATTTTTTTCTTACTTCTATTCTAGCTTTACTACCTTCTTTTGTAGGTTCTTCTAATATTTCTTTTTTTTCTAATATATCATTTTTTTCATTTTCATTTTTATAATATTTTTCTTCGAGTTCTTTTGACCTCTGATTTAATATATCAGGCCAGTTATTACCGAGTGTTTTTCTAAATCTGTGAGGACGTGTATCTGTTAACTTATCATACTTATCTTGTTCATCAGGAGTTAATAAATCATAATCATCAGGTCTTACATACTCTTTAGGACCAGTAGATTCTTTAACAATCTCTTCATCGGGGTCGAGTTCAAAATCATTTTCATCTTCTTCTTCTTCTTCAATATCAGAATCAATAGGTGGTGCAGTTCTACTTCCACCATATCCATTTACAAACTCATCTTCCTTACCAGTCTCTTCGAAACTTGTCGTCTTCATATATATAAAAATAGATTTTAATATTTTTATAGATATTTTATTCTTTTTCCCCGCCATCCTCCAATTCATCAAAGGTAAACAAATCCTTCTCTGTCATAACGCACATAGGATAAGTCTTAAAAATAGTAGCCCACCTAGTATTCAACTTCTTAATCTTTCTAATCTCCTTTATTTCTAATCCTGCATAATTCTCTAAAAATCTCCTCTGTTGGGAGCCAGCTCCAGAATGTGGAAAATATGTTATACTGTGGCATTCATTAAGAATACGACGAGTATCCGCACCATTGGAAGGTAAATGGTTGGTTGAAATACAACTAGTATTAAAGTGACGACCTGTCTCTAGAATACCGTTAAGAATGTTATAAACTGCTTCTTTGTGTTTCTTATTTTTTATTACATCAATATCATCAAAAATAACCATTGAGTCCTTAAACATCTCAGGGTCTAATGGTTCATTAATTAATAAATCACTAATAGTTATACGTTTAGGTTTTACCTCGTCTAAACTGTCATCGTCTTTTAATGCACTAAATAAATATATATCTCCTTTACCTTTCATCATCTTTTGCCATTGGTCTATGTACTTACGTGCATATGTTGATTTACCTGAACCAGATGCACCAAAGATATATAAGATTTGGCGTTCCATCTCAGGGTCAGGGATTTGTTGCATTATACCTGTATCTGGTATATGAATATGTGTTAGGTTCTTCGTAACCTCAGGGTCATCTTTATCTGTAATAGATACAATCTTGTTATTAAACTTACCTCCTTGTATTTTACATAATGTCTTACCTGTTTTTTCAAGATTAAATGGCATATATACTTAATCATAGATAAAAATATAAATATTAGATTATTTTTTTATTTATAAGCGTCCTTTCCTCTTCTTAGCTTGTTCTTTTTTGACATCAGGAAGTTTGAACTTATCATCTTTGTCTTCTTTAATGAAACCCTTATTTACTGGTAGTTCTTCACCATCAAATAAATCATTGTCTTCATCTTCAAATACAAGTTTTCTTAAGGCACCTGGTTGTTTCTTAGAACCTCCTTTATAAACGTTTTGGTTCAAGATGTTTCTTAATGCTTCAGCTTCAGTTCTAGTCTCTTTAACAGGTTTTTTGTATTTTCTCTTTTCTTTAACTGCTTCAGATGGTCCTCCAATCTCACCTTGTAAGAGTGATACATCTGCACCTAATGCATTTGTTTTAGGATACAATACACTATTCTCTTTTCCTAATACAGTTCTGAAATCATACTTGGCATCAGGTTGTTGAGCATAGAAAGGGTTCTTGCTTCCGATGGGGGTTGTGTGTATAGGGTTAGATACTTGCCATTTTTGGTTTCTTGCAACAACTTCTTTATGTACTTTCTGGTCATCGCTGAGAGGTCTTTGCATAGAGTTATATTGTTGTTTAGGTTTAGCTAACAAGTCAGCTAAGGGTTTACCTTTACCAGTCTTTTTATTTAGTGGATTTCCTTCTATATCTCTAAAAGATTGACTTAATACATCATTTCTATCTCCAGGTGGAGGCATACCTTCAATATTTACAGGAGGAGGTCCTTCTACATTAGCTTCACCATTAGCTGATATAGATATTGTAAATGTATTGTTCATTGATTTTTCTAAACGGTCGCAATCAACTAGTGTTTTCTTAAATCTAGCGATTGCAGCTGCATTTTCATTTCCTTTCTTGATTCCTAATTGTTTAATTAAAGCTTTTGAATGTTCTTTTATGTCATCAACACTTTGTATGAGAGTTTTTAATAATTCAACATCACCTTCAGTTAATACTTCACTTTTTGCTTTAGCTTCTAATGCATCTGCTTGTGATTTAAGACCATATATAAGTACATCTTGTTCATCTATTATTCTTTGTACATTTTCTAATGGTACAATATCTTGTGACATTGCTGCTGTTAATACAAAAGAAGCTGCAGGAATTAATTCTTTTTTCATTAAAATGTCTTTTGTAGTGTCTTTTAGTGCTTCAGAATCATAAGGTAATCCTGAATCTTTTCGTTTTTGTACATATGCCATATCTTCCTTTTGTTGTTTTATTGCTTCCATAATCTCTTGTTGTTTCTTAAATAAACGAGCTTTCATTTCTTTTTTATATGCATCTGTCTTATCTTCCATAGCATATTCAATATGACTTGCATCTTGATGTAATCGTTTCAAACTCTTTTCTAAGTCTTCTCCTTGTTTCTTCATTTCAGATAACTTACCATCATAGTTATCTATTCTCAAATCTCTGTTTAGACGTTGATAATCTGTTGCAGGAGTTCTATATATTCTAAAATCAACTTTTTGGAATGGAGGAGCATTTTGGATATTATCAACCAAACTTTTCATCATAGTCCACATAGACGCAACATCTTTATCTTTTACAAGTGCTAATTCATATAACAAATGTTTCAATGGTTCAATCAATCCTTTCAATACATTATCCATAAAAGACACAATAGATGCACTAGCTAATCTTTTATTCTTAAGTACACCTCCTTCACGAGTTGCTTGTAATATTTTATCTACGATACCATTATATTTGTTAACGATATCATATAACGCATTCTCAACAGTATTTTCAGTTTGTGCAGTTGATTTAGCAACTGTTGCACTTTTCATTGTAGTAGTAGGACGGTCAGCACCCCCAGCCATACGTCTTTTTCTCCTATGTATTCCAAATCCCATACCACAATAACCACCTTCAATAGGTTCTTCTTCATCTTCTTCAATAACTACATCTTCCTCAGGTTCTAAATATTCTAAATCATCATTTATACGTTTCTCATAACTATCAGTTAAAGGTCCAGTGATTCTGTAACCTTGGTTACCTAAATCATCATCTCTAATCTTTTTTTGTTTAGACTTTAATATAGCAGTTTCAAATGCTTTATCTCCACCTGTCATTGGTTTACCTTCACCATTTTTTTTCTGACCTGGTATGTAACCAACAGTAACTACTTTAAGTTTATTAGAAGCTGATTCTTGATTATTATTAAGTTTACTTAATGCTTCTTGATTTGGAGGATTAGCAGTATTACCATTTTCACCATCTGGTGTAGTCAGAAGTGCAGAAGCATTCGAATTAGTAACTTTTGGAAACTGTTTAGCAGCAACTAGTTTTAGAGCTTCTGCAATAGATGCTTTCAAATCATCAACTAAACTTCCAATGATTGCTTCAAGTTTAATATCTTGAGTATTTGGTGAAGACCTTTCATCATTAAATGATGCTACTTGAGCAATTGTTCTATCCAATACTCTTCGGTTCATCGTCCTATCATTATTTAATATCTCGTCAATCTCTTTTTGTCTGAGAGTAGCCATATATATATTTTAACTAGATAATATTTTTAAAAAGAATTAATATATCTCATATTTAATAAATATACCTGATTTGCTATACTATTTTTCTTATATCTTTTACCTAAACCTTGCATAGTTATTTTTCCTTGAGCTAAATCTTCTTCTTGTTGTTTTGCTTTTTCTTTTAATTCATTTAATGCATCTTCTTCCATTTGTTCTTGTGACTTTACGTTCGATTTACAACCTGAATAACCTTTTAATTGAGCAATATCTTCAGCTTCATCATTTAGTTCTTCTTGTTTTTTATCTACGATAGCAGCAACTTCTCTTGCTTGCATATCTGCTACTCCATCTTGTTTAGCTAGTTGTAATTGTTCTTCAATAAACTTCTTAACGTAATCTTTTAGTTTTGTTGTAAAATCGTCTACTATTTTTTTCCTTGCTTTAAATCCTTCGTCTATTAATGCTGTTCTTGCATTATCTTGTTCGTCAAGTGTATCACCTATAACGTCTAAAATATCAGATGAGTTTTCTGTCATTTGGTCTGTAATAGCTTTTCTTGTTGCTAGAATATTATTACGTTCACTGTCTATTCTATTACCATACATTTTAACTTCTCTTGCACTTGGTGCATTATCAGGGTCCATAGTTCTGAAAGCATCAAGTGCAATCTTCTTCAACTTAGCATATATCTTAGGGTCTTCTTGTGTTGATAATGTTAAAACCATTTGTTCTTGCATATTATCTTTCCAAGCAAAAAATGAATCTAATACCCTTTCATTTTCTTTTTGTTTTTCTTCTATCTCTCTCTCTTTTTTAGCTATTTCACCAGCCATAACCATATTAGCTATAGTTATACCTGCACTCAATGCATCACCAACAACAGGAATATATCCAGCAAAGTTATCAGCAAACCCCAATAAATCTGTAGCTAGCTGCATATCAGCTATTTCTTTTTCTAATTCTGAATAATCAATATAGTTAAAAGTTGACCCTTGAATACCTAAACTGGGGTCAACAGTGTATGTTCTTGTGTTTGTACGGTCAGTAGCACCTCCTTCTTTCTTTGCTGAGTTATACTTTATATTTGGTCTTTCATCACTGTAATCACCGATAAAACGTTTATTAAGTAAATATACTTGTTGAGCTATAGACATACGTTTCTTACCTCCTAATAGTTCTTTACCTGCTTTTTTAATAATATCTTGAATATTTACATCTTGGTATATTCTTTGAGGAGGAGGCTCACGTGGAGGAGCTCCAGAACAGTTTTTATAGTTTTTTAAACTTGCTAATGCACCTTCTTCTTCTTCAATAGTTTTTTCAGCTAGTTTTGTTTTAACATCTTCATTTTTTCTATCTACTCTATTCTGTCTATTTGTTGCCATAGCTGCGTCAAGTTCTTTGTACATCTTCTCTTCTGTAGGTCCTATTTTAGCTTTTAATAATGCTAGACTTTCTTCATTTTTCTTTCTCTGTTCTGCTTGTTCTGCTTCAAATGGTGTTTTTAAATCTGCTATTGTTTTATTAAAACTTTCTTCTTGTTCTCTTAATTGTTGAATTAAATCATAGTTTATTGAATCAGGGTCTTCACTTTCAAATACATCAGCATTATAAAAAGATTTTGTTCTTGCTAGTTCATCTATATTTATTGTAGGATTGAGTATTTTTTCTACTTCTTCAAGTGCTAAATCATCTCTTCTTTTTGCAGCAGTTGTTGAACGTATTCCTTTAATAAAATCAGCATACTCTTCTGACCTTACGAATATTGTAAGCCATTCCTGGTAAGCAGATTTATTTCCAGTTGCTTTAATATCTTTTGTTTTTATTAAAACATATTTAATACCTTTTTCTGTTTTTTTTGTAATTAATCTTTTATCCATTGTTTCTTCATTAAAAGTTTTCTCAGTTAAATGTAATGTTGTATCATCTGCTATTTGTCTATCATATTCTGCTTTTAGACGTTCTGTGTCTGTCCCAGTAGTTGAATCATCTGCATTAATTATACCCTGTGAAGCCTCCATTACTTCATCTATATATTCTCCTTGTGCTTTATAATCAGCGTAGAGGTCTTTCAATCGTAGTCTTAAATAATCTAAAAGTGTCCGTGTTTTATTATTAAATACTTTTATTTCAAACTCTTTTTGTACAGCTAACATTTCAGTATATAATGATTGTGGTAGAGTTGTACGTACATCTAAATCGCCAGTAACTTTAACTGTATCACCAAAAAACCAGAATGCAGAAGGAATAATCAATGATGGATTATTAGGGTTATCAGTTTGTTGATTTCTAATAGTATTATATAATGTAGTATTAACACTTTTAATCTTTGCTGTGTATGCTTTTTTTGTTGCTTCATCTGCATCATCAGGAGGTGGTGGTATATCACCATAATATGATACGTCTTTCTTATTATTTACAGTTTTTTTTGCTCCTATAAATCCACTAGCAGTTGGATTTGCCTCTATATATTTTTTTAATTGTTCTATGGAACTTATAGCAATTAAAGGCCCAACAGTATCGAGTATTTCTTTAAGTTTATCTTCATCCCACTCTTGTCTTGTTTTGTCATTAAAATCAATATCACCACTATAACCGACAATAAATGGTTTATCTATATTTTTTTTGAGAAACTTCAATAAATCTTCTCTATACTCACTACCTACTTTATTAACGTAATCCATAAATACATCAAACTGTTTCATTGTTAATACAGCCAATCTTGCATCAGGGTCTGTCTTTTCTGTAAACTCATTATAATTAGCTGTTAGTGTACCTACAGAATATCCACCATATTTAGTAGGTTTACCACGACCAGAAATAGTTTTTAAAAAATGTTCACCACTAGCTGCCATTTGGTCAAGTGCTGAAGAAGCTGCATAATCATACTTTACAGCTCTTGTAAAATCACCAGCTATGTAGTTATTATAGAACTGAGAGTAATATCTAAATGGTATCCAAGCCACTACTGAAAAACCTCCTAAGGTTGTACCCATCACATTTGTATATCCTTCCTTTAAAGCTGAACTAGTTCCGATGGCTGACTTAAACAAAAAATAAATAGGAGATTCTGTATCATCGCCAAATAGGTCGTTTGCTTCTGTATTAGGAAATATGTAATCATATGTGTATTTTATTCTGTCTAACAGATAATCTTCATTAATCTTTAACTTCCCTACAACGCCTCCTTCGATGTTCTTATAGAGTTTCATTTTCTTATTTTTACTACGATTTTTTTTAGTAGTAGTCATTTATATATAATAATAATAGATAATAATTATTATATTTAAATATTTAGTAAAGGTTGTTAGCCTTTACATACTTGGATGCTTCAATCATACTTAACCCTTTTTCTTTCATTACTTTCCTCACTATATCAGCTCTTTTACTTTTACCAGGTGCAGATTTCAACAACTTCTTATCTGCAGGTTTTCCTTTGGCAACCATAGGAGCTTTTTTCTTTGCATCAGGATTTTTAGCTGCATAATCTTCAACCATCTCTTTTATTTCTTTAGCATTTTCAAGAGTAGTACCACTTCCTTCCATTTTGTATTCGCACTTCAATACAGCATCAATTAGTTCACCCTTCTTCAATGTTCTTGTCTTACCATTAATCTTATCTCTGCATTTAACGTTGTGTTTACTTGCTTGTGCTTTAAGTTCATCCTTACTCATCTTTCTAAGTTCAGCCTTTCTCTTCTTCTCATTCATAGGCTTACCAAATCCTGACATTGTAGAACCTTGCATCTGAGCTTTAGGTACAACAGTCATTTTTTTGCCTCTTGTTGCTTGTACTGTTTTCTTAAAATAACCACCAGATTGACCGAAGTAAGTATCATTTTGTCTCAGAGGTCTTGTTTCAGGTTGTGCTGTTTGACCTGCATTAGCTACATTGTTATATGCATCCATACAAGACAAGTTCTTATTTTTATTAGCATTATCGTGAGGAGTTACTTTTCCTGATGTAAGTGTTGATGATACACCTCTAGACTCTAATGCTTTAGATGCTCCTTGACTTTGGTCTAAATACATCTGAATGTCTTCTTCATCCATATCAAGTTTAAATAATGCATTGATTAGTCCAGATGGTGATTTACCAGTCATTTCTCCAAATGTGTCAGAATATGCTTTAATCCAATCACCAACAGGGTCATCTGAATATATTTTAAATCCTAATATTTCTTTCTTAGGTTTCATACCTTCTACTTTGGCAACAGTTGCATCTCTTTCTTTAAACCATTTAGGACCTGTCTTAGGTTCTCCTAATTCTTCTACTTTCTTAGCGATACCACTAATTGCTTTGTTTGATTCATCTGCTTTTTTTGCAGTTTTATCGTCTTCTTCATCTTCTTCTTCGTCTTCTTCTTCATCATCCTCTTCATCATCCTCTTCATCATCTGGTTCATCTTCGTCATCTGGTTCATCATCTTCATCTTCTGGTCTAGGTTCTCCATTGTCACCTTCTCGTTCATATTCAGCTGCTTCTTGAGGATTATTCATTTTCCACATCTGAACTAAATCAGTTATTTCTCTAGCTGTTTTACCTACAACGCTTATACCTTCAAGAGCTTTTTGGTATAAACTCTTTTTCTTGGGAGGTCCAGTTGTTCCACTTGTTGACGATGGTTTATTACTAGTTGATGATGGTCTAGTACTAGATGATGTTGATGGTCTATTTCTAGTTCCAGTGCTAGGTCTACTTCTACTTTTAGCTCTAGTTCTAGTTCTTTTACCTCTTCTTCTCCTACCTCCATCCATTCCAGAACCATCTTCTTCTTCTTCAACATCTTTATTTCTCATACCTGTATAAAACTTATTTAAACTTTTGTTTGCATCTTCTACTTTAGTATTATCTTTTAAATCTTTAAATGACCTAGTGATGTCTGAACCTTCTCCTTTTAGATGAATACCTATAAAAACTCTACCTTTCTCTTGAGCTTCTTCATCAGATGATGACTCTTCATCAGAAGATGACTCATATCTAGCTTTCTTATAACTTACATCATCATCACCTAAGTCTCTTACAGACACATAACGACCAGCCCTGTACATCTTCCCAGATGGGGGAATAACTTGAGCTGATAAATATGATTTCTTTCCACCATTAGGAGTTGTTCCAAAGTTATAAGGTTTAACTCCTAATATAGTACCTCCTATCTGGACGTTTCCAGAACCAGAAACAGGAGGTGTAGGAGCTTTTGCATCAGGAGGGGGAGCTCTTACAGTAGCTGTTGCTACATTATTAGTTTCCATAATAGTCTCGTTATTAGTTTGTAGAGGAGCTCCCAATGATGATGTAGATACAACTTGTTTTCTAGTTGGTAGTTCATCTCTACTCTTAGGTCCACCTAATATAGTCCCTGCTTGTAATCCGAGAATAGCACCTCCATCCATACCATCACCATCCATACTTCCACAGTCATAATCTCTGCTTCCTTTTCCTCCTCCTCTATAATTAGAAATCTGTATTCTGTAGTTCTGAGTACCTTGACCAGTATTATCACAATGAGTCACGTATTGTCTATTGTTAAAGTCAATCTCGCGAGCAAGTTTTCTGTTGTATTCGTTGTTATACGGCATTTATATATATAAATATAGATATTATTTATATATATAAAAATATAAAATCTAATGATTTTTATTATATTTTTTAATCTTCATCTTCTTCATCAGCAGGTTGAGTATACTTAGCTAATGCTTTTTTACCTTTCTTCATCAAGTAGTTGGCACCTTTGTCAATTAGTCTATTACCGTGCTTGGCTAATTGTCTCTTACCATATTCCATACCTTTAGAGGCAAGTTTGGAAAAGCCAGATTTAATCTTGTCGAAGAATCCTCCACCTACCATCCTTTCTACATCATCGTGGGTGTAGTGGTCTTGTTGAGAAGCTTCAAGTACATCTTGTTTAGTCAAAATACCAGTGTAAGTGGAAGAGGTACCACGTTCACATACGAATACACCAGAGTTCATAGTAATGAGAACTGCTTCTACGTTGTTATCGTATGCACCATCACCTTGTCTTAATTGGTAAGGTCTGTTGTTCTCACAGGTTACGTTGATTTGTAAGTTAAAGTTTCCGAGAGAGCCTGCTGCATAGAAATCTTCAGTGAGTTGGATGTCTTTACCGAATTCAAGTACTAAGTAAGAACCAACAGTAGCAAAGGCAGTTTGAGAAGCAGTTGCACTTGTTGGGGTGCCAGTAGCAGGAGAACCGATAGCCAAACCTTTGAACTCGTGCCAGTTTTCTTGTAATCCATTATTACGGGACATTTGCCATAGGTCAACTTGTTGAGCTGATGCAAGAATACCAGAGTTATTGTTAAAGTTTACAACCACGTTAGAGATAGGGAAGCATACATCAGCATCACCCCAAGATTGTAAAGAAATATTCTTACGTACGTACAAGATGAGCTTATCAGGGATTTGATTTAATTGGAGTGATTGAGTTCTGATAGTAAAGGTAGAAGGTGCAGACACAGATAATCCACTTACAGTAAGAGCAGCAGGGTCTGCAGACCAAGGAGTGATATAACGAGGTAATTCGTAGAAGGGTACGATATTTCTTGCAGGAAGCATATCAGAAGGGTGAGGGGTCAAAAAGTTCAATAAGAGCTGAGTATTAGCAAAGTAGAGACCACCAACAGCGACTGCACCAGCATATACATCAGTAATCTGGTTTATATCAGTTGCACCTTCTTTAGCAGGTGATGGACCAACCCAAGTTGCTGTATCTTGAGAAGCAAGACCTCTGAAAACTCTCTTTGTATCTCCAATGTTGAGAACAATATTCATATTTTGAATACCGTAGAAACCTTGGTTATTGGCTTTCAAGTTAGCAAAGAAGAAAGGAGAAAGCAAGAGAGGTTCAGTTAACTTCCAGGTAAATGTTTCTTTGTATTGACCTCCAGTTACAGTAGGTCCAGAATATGCAATAGGAGCCATTGCACCTCTATGAATACAACAAGCTTCATTAACAGACCAGTAAGAATTGTTAGGGTTAGGAAATGAACCACCAGAATAATTAGGACCATAAGATACAGCTGTATCAGCAAAAGTAGGAGTAGAACTGTTAAAGTCAACTAAGTCATCTGCATCCAATAAACGAATCATAGCAGGCAATACATCACGGATGTTAATGCTTACAGTGTTGTTGTTAATAGTAGCAGACAACACAGTCATAAGTTGGTGGAGAGGAAATGAAGCAAGTGCTGAATATACACCATAATAGCATCCTTTAACAGTAGTTAAGTTAGTAGATACGACAGTAAGAGTCAAATCAGTTTGGAGAAGGACACGTCTGTCAATGATGGTCTGTTCTGATGGAACTTGGATGTTAAATACGATTTGGTTATTAGTAGCTGAGATAGCTTTGTATTGAGCCATAGTGACGTTCTGACCTCCTTTAATAACTGCGTATTTAATGGAGTCAGCTACATCAAGACGAGCATCTTTGACGAGAACTTTTTCAAAATCTGCGGACATATATAATATAACTAGATAATTATTTTTATTATATTTAATAAAAATATTTACTAGATTTTACTAGATTTATTTTTTAGCATTAAAGTCGGTACGTCTAAACAATAGTTTCATATTAAAACCACTACCTTGTTCAATGTAAAATCGGTGGAGTATACCAAATGTATCTTTCCAAAAAGTCTCAATAATAAGTTGAGACTCTGGTTGAATTGAGAATAAGTCAGTTAATCTATATTCTGCTTTGGCAAAGTTTTTAATAACAGGGTCAGCTCTTTTACCTACTATATGTTCATAGAGAATATTCAATGAGTCATTGTTATTTGTGAATGTAGTAGGTCTGATACCAAATACAACTGGTATAGCATTCAATTCATTACACACTGTTAGATTAGGGGTTGTAAACACAATAGATACAACTGGACTCCATAATGATACAGATTGAAACTCTTGAGGTATAACTATAAACTTTATATCGTTTCCTGACCCATCAAATCCATCATTAAGAGTTATTATATTTGTATATCCTGGATTAGGTACTGCTAATATCTGATAACCATAAAATGGAGCAGTGTCAGGAATATTAGGAGTTAATGGTCTTTCACCAAATATTGTTGGTAGAGTCTCTACAAGTTTATATAATTGTTCATTAAAAAATAGTTTATATGTATATTTAGATGTGTATATATCCTCTCCACTTATATCAGTCATAAATGGTAATGAAGCTTGATAATTAATTAATTCAGTTGCAGAGTCATAATAAAAAAAAGGTTTTCCTAAGTTTCCATCATTTACATAACCTAATGCATCTATACAATAGGACAGTGTATCATTCATTAAATCTATAAAATAATCATAAGTGTAATTCCAAAAGTATTCATCTTGTATATCTTCTACTCTAATAGGCGTTGTAGGTATTTGTAATGTGTCATCCAATGGTTTCCATAATATTTGTTGAAAATATTCTCCTATTATATTAGGTCCATCGTGGACTTGCAAATACATAGCATACACAGTTGGAATACCTTCTAGACCTGTATCAATAATAGGAGCTTTGACAGTATAAGAACTATTAACAACAGGTTGGACTATTTGAGTTGGGAATGAGTTTGAATCTAAACGAAAATAAGGAACTGATACAAAATATGCTGATGGTTTAAGAATATATGGTTTAGACCTTTGTTGACTAAAATCAGCAGGCACAGCTAAAACTGTTGGAATAGGATTTCCATTTTTATCATAATTAGTACTATTATTAAATATTTGAACGTTATAATAGATTGTAGACTGGTCTGAACTATTACCTATAATATCAGATGTAGGTAAGTGTTGATAATCTTTACTATTGAATTCTAAATGTTTCGCTCTGGGCATATATAATATATAATATATAATAATTATTCATAAAAGCTTTTTTTCCTAAAAAGCAACTTAATGGCAGATGAGCTACCACTTTTTAAAGTAAAAGTATGTAGTAATCCCCATTTATCTTTCCACAATGTCCTTACTTCTAATTGGTTAACTTCTCCAATACCATATAAATCAGTCAACCTATATTCTGCATTAGGTTCATATTTAACACTTGGATGGTAATCGCTTGCACCATAATTAGGAGCCATATAATCAAATAAAATATAGTATTGTTCTGCATTAGATACTACTCTACCTCCATCTGTTAGAGATGGTGAATTAGATGCAATTAATTCTGGAACTGTATTTAAATATGCACTTGTAATTATAATACTATCTATTGGATTCCAGAAAGATAATGGACTGAATTCAGCTCTAGACTTAACACCTTTATACGAAGTAGTCTGTGTATAATCTGTATATAATGTTATAATATTGTTCCCTGATAGATTATAAGGATATAATATTTGATAATTCTGATTTAAGTTATTTGGTGTTTCAAACTGTTTGATAGATGGTAATCCTGAAAATAATGAATATAATTCAGTATTAAAAAATATAGCAATGTTATTACCGAGTGGAACACCATCAGGTCTTGTAATCATTAACTCACTAGCATATGCTGAAATAGAACCATTCTCAAAAAGAAAAAAAGGAGGAGCACCAGCAGTTAAATCTAATCCTAGAAGAACCCACTCTGCAGCTATCTGTACATTTATTAAAGAAATAAAGTGTTCATATGTACTACTATAATAATAAGGATTATTTGAATAGTCAGAAGCAACAGGAACTGGAGGTACTGGTACTGCTACATTTTCAGGTTGCCATTGTACTCTTTTATGTGATAGTGTATTATAAATAGTACCAACACCAGTCCATTCACTTATAGTAAAAAAATATATAGTATTATTTACATTAGTATCACCTACAACAGGTTCACATATAAATACTGGTAGTGTTGATGTATCTAATTGAAAAGATATAACAGAAGCAAAATGGTCTTTAGCATTATACATATAAGGTACTGTTCTGTTTTCATTAAAAACTACAGGTGCATCAGTAGGAGTAGCAACAAGATTACCAGATATATCGTATCCAGCATTATTATTTTTAATAATCAGATTATAATATGATTCCGTTGCTGACAAAGAACCCGAACTATTTTTATCATAGAGTGGCATATATATATATTATAATAGATAATATATTTATATTTATATTTTCTTTGAATTAAATATTTTTTTTCTAAACAGTATTTTAATAGTGGAAGTTGCTCCTGGAGATAGATAAAATGGTACAAGATTACCAAATGTATCTCTCCAAAATACTTGAATATCAATTGCATTAACTGGTTGCTTACCATATAGCTCAGTTAGTTTGTATTCTCCTGAAGGTTCATAATAGATAAAAGGTTTATAAGTTGTACCCGTCACCTTTGTATCATAAAAGTCTGCTAATATATTTAACACTTCTGCATTCTGTCTTCCAGCATTAATATTTTGGTTATTGTTCTGGTATACAACAGGTGTAGCCATATTTTCAGGAGCAGTTGACAATAATGTTGTTTTAAATATTACACCTGTAAGAGGAGTCCATAATGATAACGTTTCATATTCTTGTATAGCAAACACATCATATACATCATCTAGAACACCAAATGTTTTTCTTAATCTGACATTACTTACATAAGGTTGAGTACTAGCATAAGGTACATTTGACCCTGTCGATAAAATCATTTTATAATCAGCTTGTAAAACTGTATCACCATTAACGTCTACTACAGTATTAGCAACATAAGATGCAGGTAATGATGACATAAGATTTAATAAAGGTGTATTAAAGAAGAGACTTATATTGTTTTGTGATAATGGGTTTCCTTGTGAATCAGTTCTATATGATTCAACTGGACCTCCTAACTGAAATAAACTTGTTTCTGGGTCAAAATATACATATGGTAGACCTATGTCTATACTTGTTGCTAGTGCATATTGTTGTGCTATACTACTCAAGGCTAGATTTATTAAATCTACAAAATGAACATAACTATAACAATAATAATACGGTAATGGTGGAGAAAGCATAGCACTAGTAACAGGTCCAGCAGGTGCAGGTTCTGCACGATAATCTGGAATCCAATAAACTGGTGATTGATACACAAGACCTTGAGGACCTTTAAGAGTTACTGTATAAATAAGCTTAGTTACATCAGCTTGTCCTACAACAGGAACAGGAATGAAAACAGGTAAGTTAACACTATCTAAAGTAAATCTAATAACAGATACAAAATAGTCTTCTGGTCTAGTTAAATAAGGTTGAGCTCTTGACTCATTAAATGTGTATATTAATTCTTTATCATTCGTAGATAATTCTGTAGGAACTCCATCAACTACTGGACCTGTTCCAGAATTATTATCTTGGACACTGATGTTGTAATAGATATGGTTAGAATCAAGTGCACCACCAATATTTAGGTTATTATAAAAAGGCATATATATAATAACATAGATAAAAAGTATTTATAAACTTTTATTCTCAAAAACATAATCTATAAGTGGTGTCCCATATAAATCTAAAATATCTTTTACAACATAACCTAAAGATTTTATTAATGGTCCAGTTTCAATAGCTGTTGCCCCTTCTAAGAATACTTCTTCATTTTGCATATTTACAATCAAGTATTTAGAAAGCTGTAAGGTTGACATACATCCCCCTATAACGTCTTTTTCACTACCACAACAATCAATCCTCACTAAGTCAGGAAAGGGTAATCCATATTTCATAACTACATCATCTAACTTTTCAATCTTCACTTTAGTTATTCTTGTATTTTTAGCATCATCAAAAGTCTTAGGTTTATAATATGATTTTATCTTGTCATCTAATTCATAAAAATCAACTTCTCTATCTGTATTACCTAAGCAACAATTATAATGTTCATATCCTACCATCTTACCAGAGTTATCCTTACAAGCATCAAAAAGAATAACTCTTGTATCAGGAAATATTTCATTAACAAGATTAGCGAATGAAGTATTGAATGCACCCACATCATAAATCACACGGGGTTTAAATCCAATCTTCCTTAAGAATAAAAGGTATCTAATCATAACAGTACTTTGAGGGTTCCCAGCTAAGTAATCATTTACAAAATCAGCCATATATATAATACTAGATATTTATATTTTTAGATGTAAAAATACACCCTCCCCAAACCCCACCCTAAGTTATAAAAGATTGAATAAGGTTAAGGGGTGGGGTGTATATAGGTTAAATAAAAACTTTTTATAATATCAATAAAATATATATAATAAATATTTTATTGCGTGTATATCACCCCTAATACCTATACTATAGTATATGGAGTGGTTAGCAAACCTTGGTAAAGATAACAAAATAATATATGTTGAGAAGAATAAGACATACACAAAGAGTCAATATGATGTGAAAGAATATAAAGCAGATTATTATATTAAGAACATTAATAAGTATAGAGAACGCAACAGAATTGCATCACAAAAAAGAACAGAAGAAAGAATTAAAAAACTAAGTGATGATGAAAAAATATATAAGTTAGACTATATATTGAATAATTAAAATATATAATATAATAATGGAAACTAACGGAATATTAGGTGTATCAGCAGTAGTGATATCATTAAGTGGCGTTGTATATACAGCGTTGAATCATACAAGGGTACGTAGCGTCTGTTGTGGACGTAGAATAGATATGTCAATAGACATAGATAAAACAACTCCTCCTCCAATCAGGGCTCCTCAGGTTCGTCCAGAGCTGGGAGAACCGTCTTAATACTATTCAATAATAACGTAGAACAATCATCACACATTATTGTTCTTTTATTTTTTACTTTTACTGCTTTTGGTTTAGCTTTCTTCTCCATTTTATTTTTGAAATATTCTTTGTATGTCTCAGCGATTTGTTTTGATAAGGCAAGGAATTCAGGTGAATCGACATCGGTCTGCG